AGAAGATTGGGCAGTTAATTTTATCTGGCTCAACTAATGAAAAAGGTAAAGCAGACGGTAAAGCTTTTATTAAAAGACAGCCGGTGACGGATAATTTATGGCAGGATCACATTGATGGTGTAGGTCCTGCTTTAGGTGTCATACCAATAAATGAGAACAACGATTGTAGATGGGGTTGTATTGATGTGGATGTTTACAACGTAGACCATCTGGTGTTAATGAGAAATATAAAAGGACTTAGCTTTCCATTGGTCACATTTAGATCTAAGTCTGGTGGTGCACATCTGTTTTTGTTTGCTTCTGAGTTTATACCTGCATCACTGATGCAGTCAAAACTCAAAGCCATGGCAGAGGCTTTGGGTTATGCAGGTAGTGAAATTTTTCCTAAACAAACTGAAATATTAGTTGATCGTGGAGACACGGGTAATTTTTTAAACTTACCTTATCATGGCGGTGTTCGTGGACTTAGATACGCCATAAAAGCTGGTGGGCAGGCTGCTAGTTTAGAGGAGTTTTATTCCATATACGATGAGTGGTCACAAACAAAACAAGAAATTCAAAACATAACGGTAAAAGAAATAAAAATAGAAGAGGCATTTCAAAGTGGTCCACCTTGTTTAAACACTTTAGCGCAGGATGGTTTTGGTGAGGGCTCAAGAAACAACGCGTTATTCAACATAGCTGTGTATAGAAAACAAGCCGACCCAGACAACTGGGAAGATAAACTGATGGCAGACAATCAGAAGTATATGGACCCACCTCTATCTTTTTCAGAGGTCCAACAGTTAATTAAATCTATTGGTAAAAGAGGTTACGACAAATACAGGTGTAAAGATCAACCAATTTGTGGTGTGTGTAACGCAGCCAAGTGTAGGACAAAAAAATATGGAGTTGGTTACGAGGAGGAGCAGATGCCTGAACTAGATACATTAACAAAAATAAAATCTAATCCACCTCAATGGTTTCTAAATGTCAGTGGTAAACGTGTAGAATTAAAAACAGAACAGTTGCACAATCCTAATCTGTTTGCAATAGCAGTCCTGGATCAAGCAAACGTAGTATCACCGATACCGAAAGCACAAGACTGGAGAGAAGTGTATTTAAAAACATTGATGCAAAAGCTGCAAGAAATAGAACCATTAGAGTCGCTAGATCCAATAAATCAAATAGTAAATTTATTGTATGACTTTACAGTCAATAGACCTGCAGCCAGGACTAAAGATGACATATTAAATAAAATGTCCTGGACTGATGAGGGCAATACTTATTTTAGAATGGATGACTTTTATTCTTTTTGTAAACGAAACAATTGGGAGTTAGACAAAATAAAAACAGGCAATTTATTAAAGCAACTTGATTTTTTTATTGAGGAGACAAGGATGACTTTGAAAAATCAAACACCTCGTCTTATCAAAATAAAAGCAATGAAAAAAACAAAACCAACAGTCAGTGAGACAACATACGAGGAGGCACCATTTTAATGACAGCAGCTAAAAGACATGACGCGGAAGCAAAAATAAAGATAGCTAAAATGACTAAGAAGATTAGAGAAGACGAAAGACAAGCAGAAGCTGCACGCGAATACGCACGCTCTTTAAAACAAAACACAAAAGAAAATGTTGGAATTATGTCCGTGAAAAAAGAAAACGACGAAAGTTTAGACATTAAAATACATTCTTACAAATTATATTCAGGTCAAAGATTTGCAGCAGCCTCAAGAATGATAGACATGTACGACCAGAATAAATTTAAAAAACTTTACGGTAATAAACTTAAAGATAAAAATGCTGTAGAATTATTGAATGACTTTATGCATGAGGCACAAAAGGCTGAAAAATTTAAAATGGATGACATAAACTGGTCAGATGAATCTAAAAAAGAAAACAAAAGATGCATAGAAAAACACATGCAAGAGGGTTTGGGTTTATTGCCTTTTGAAAAAATACTTTTTCAAAAACGTGGTTTTCAAAAAAGATTTGGCAATATTGATGATAGGTACATAGCGTTTCATTTGTTTGAATACAAGGATAAGGATATAGAAAAAAACACCGTAACGTATGATCACAGAGCTTTGTTTGTAAGAGATGGTGTAATGGTTTTTAAAAAAGAATATTTATTTAAAACCAGTATCGTTGTGCCTTTGGATTTTAAAAAAAATTGGACTAATGATGGTAAACATTTCATATGGGCTTCTAACGTAGCTCGTCCCTTTTCAACTCGCGGAGATAACTTTTACAGCGCTTTCATACAATTAAACAGCCACACTGATAAAAATGCAAATATCCGTGACATTGTTCCAAAAAGTGAAAAACCATCAACCTCTTTCACAATTAGAGAAGATGAGGCTAGTCAAGAAGAATTTGTTCCTGTTTGGAAAAGTAAAACTATTTACATAAAACCAGATGAATACAAAACTGAAAAAGACACAACCTACACGGCCGATGTTACTGACGATGGGCCACACGAGAAAAGATTTATACCGTATCACTCAGTTCGAGGACACACTCGCAGATTAAAAAAAGGTGACATTACCTCTGTGAGGGCTCACTTTAGAGGACACAAAGAATACGGGGCCATACATAAAAACTATGTTTTAGCTGCTCCCAGAATAATTAGAAAAGGTAAGGCGTTATGAAAACAATTATACTTGGACCACCAGGCACAGGTAAGACAACCACACTGCTGGATTTAGTCGATGAATTTTTAAGGTCAGGCACAAGCATACAAAAGATTGGCTACTTTTCTTTTACAAGAAAAGCTGCACATGAGGCACAAAGAAGAGCTGAAGATAAATTTCAAATACAAAGCGATGAGATACCTTTTTTTAGAACACTACACTCCTTGGCATTTAGATCTTTGGGTATAAAAAAAGAGCAGGTCATGAAATCACAAGACTATAGAGAGTTTGGTTTGAAATGCGGTATACCAATTAAGACAGCAATGCATAGCGATGAGGACGGTGTCTTCAACTCAGATAATGAATATTTAAGAATAATAAATAAAGCCAGGGTAAAAGAAATTGATGTGTTAGAAGAGTACGACAACAACAATCACATATTAGATATTGAAAGAGATATCTTGTTTTTATTAGATCAAGAGCTTAAAAAATACAAAAAAGAAAAAGGATTAATAGACTATGACGACATGTTGGAGAGATTTATTGAACAAGATGTTTCACCGACTTTTGACGTATTATTTATTGACGAGGCACAGGACCTCTCACCTTTGCAGTGGAGAATGGTCAGGACTATTTGGAAGAAAGCAGACAAGACCTACATTGCAGGGGACGATGATCAAGCTATATTTAAATGGGCTGGTGCTGATGTTGATAGCTTTATCGCTCTTAAAGAAGAAGTAGATCAGATTAGAACACTGGATCAATCTTATCGGATACCTGGTGGACCAATACATGAACTGTCACAAAACATTATTGACAAGGTGTCAAACCGCTATAAAAAAAATTACAGACCCAGGCAAGAGATGGGTGACCTATCGAGATATTCTGATGTCACACAGGTTGACATGGGTGAGGGTCAATGGTTAGTCTTATCATCAGCTAATCATTTTCTAGATGACATAAAAGATCTGTGTCAATTGCAAGGTTGGTATTATTCACACAAACACAAAAACTCTATAAAATTAAATTTATTATTGGCCATTCAAACCTGGGAAAAATGGCGCGCACACAAAGATAATTTAAGCGCCGTACAAATAAAAAATATTTATTCTTACCTTGGTGACAACGTTACAAAAGGTTATCGCACAGGCAAAACGTTAAGCGAAGAGGGCACGTATGATATTGAAGAATGCATCGCGGAACACGGATTACAAACAAACGACGTTTGGTACAAAGCGTTCGCAGGACTTGATACAAACACAGAAAACTATATAAGAAACATGCTGGCGAACAAAGAAAAGATATCACAAACGCCAAGAATTATTTTATCAACCATACATGGAGCCAAGGGGGGAGAAGCTGACAATGTTTTACTACTTCCTGATATTACTAAATCTGCTGTTGATCACAACGACTCTGATCCAGATGAGTTACATCGTTTGTTTTACGTAGCAGTCACACGAGCAAAAAAATCTTTGCATATATTAGAACCAAAAAATTATGACAGGGCGTACGTGCTATGAGATTTCACGAACATGTAAAAGGTGACAAGGCAGAATACATGGCAACAATATGGTTGTGGGATCAAGGTTATTTAGTTTGTAAGAACATGTCTCAGCAAGGGCCGGTCGATCTTGTTGCGATAAGAGAGAACGAGGTAATATTAATAGATGTTAAATCAGAATGCATAAGAAAACGAGACGGACTTAAAATAAACAGATCACTCACACCAATACAAAAAAATCTTGGTGTAAATATTTTAAACGTAAACACAGAAACAGGAGAATGTTCATATGTCTAATCCATACGATAACCCAATGTCTAATCCGTACGACAATCAAATCGGAGGCGATCACTATAAAAAATACGAGATACAGCCCAGCGAATTTATCAACAAAAACAAGTTGTTATTTGCTGAAGGGTCTGCTATAAAATATATTGTAAGACATCAAGATAAGGGAGGCAAAGAGAGCCTCGAGAAAGCGAAGCATTTTATCGATATGATCATTGAAAGAGATTACAGTTGAGAACGCTTCAACAACCATTATTTACACCAGAGACTGAGTGGGTTCCACCTGACAGATTACCTAACTTAACACAACACACAGAGATTGCGATTGACTTAGAAACGCGAGACCCAAACCTGCTCACAATGGGATCAGGTTCGGTAAGAAGAGACGGGGAGGTAGTCGGCATAGCCATCGCTGTTGAAGGCTGGTCCGGCTACTTTCCAATAGCGCACGAAGGTGGGGGGAACATGGACCGCGCATTGGTCTTAGATTGGTTTGAAGAATTATTACAAACACCTTCTACAAAAATATTTCACAACGCCATGTACGATGTATCCTGGATACGATCAATGGGCTTTTACATAAATGGCGGCATCATCGACACTATGATTGCTGCAAGTTTAATTGACGAAATGAGATTTAGTTACACGCTCGACTCTGTTGGTAAAGATTATATTGGTATGCGTAAGAATGAAAAACTTTTACAAGAAGCTGCAAAAGATTGGGGCATTAATCCAAAAGCAGAAATGTGGAGATTACCTGCACCATTTGTTGGTGAGTATGCAGAAAAAGACGCAGAAATCACATTAAAATTATGGCACGCACTACAACATGAAATTTCAAAACAAGATCTTTGGGATGTATTTAACATGGAGACAAACCTGTTTCCGTGTCTGGTCGATATGAAATTTAAAGGTGTACGCGTTGACATTGCAAAAGCTGAAGCTGTCAAGACACAACTTGTCGTGACGGAGAGTGAGTTGTTGCGTGATATAAAAAAGATTGCAGGTTTTGATGTAGAAATATGGGCGGCTGCATCAATTGCAAAAGCCTTTGAAAAAGTAAAACTACCCTACGATAGAACAGAAAAAGGTGCACCAAGTTTTACAAAAAATTTTTTAGCGACACACCCACACGAGTTACCAAAATTAATTAACCAGGCACGAGAGATCAACAAAGCAAACACAACTTTTATCGACACTATACTCAAACACGAATACAAAGGCAGAATTCATTCTGATATAA